TTTATAGAATCAATCACACACATGAAAACCATAGAAAATGGAGAAATAGCATGAAGGCTCCAACACAAAGGACAAAATCATGACATTAAATTTATACCTACCCATCTTTAAAATGGCTGAGGACCTTGCCTCCGACTTACCCCAAGATGAAAGGAAACCATTTATCGCTGCCATCAATGAGGCAGCGGAGGGGAAAGACCTATCAGTGGCTCATTGGCACTTCTTAAAAGCGGAATTACGCGCCCTACCTCATCAGCAGAATCCTATCCGAGGCATTATTCACCTTGTAATTGCGGGCATGGACCGCCTTGCGGCTGGTAAGGAGTGGCCAGGGTCATACGAGGTTTCAAGTATCGCCTGCTCCATCTCCGCCTCCGGCACATCTCGTGCCGCCATCGAACTAGCAGGCTGTGCAGCCGAGGCCGGTTACTATGCTTCGGGTGCCATCTTCTATAGCTCCGCCTGCGCCTCCGCCGAGACTGCCGCCGAGGCGGCACGGGCTGCAGCCTGTGCTTATGACGATGTTCCAAATTATACCGTAGGCATCCGCCGCGTGAATAGCAGGCTACTAAAATTTATCGAGAACGCGAAAGCTGAATGAACTAAGAGACGTGCGGCCCTGCGTGTTTTGCCTGTAGACCTAACGCACCGCCGCACAAACTACCCGCCACGTTCTGCTCGACGTGGCGGGATTTTTCATTCAGGACCGATTACCGCAGTGCGCAAACCTTCATAAGCATCCACGGCCACAACCTTTGCAGCACCACATTCCAGCAGCGCATCACCAAGACGGCCCATACGCACCTCATCAGACCCGACCGATGAGCCGCGCACAGAACGGATCACATCGAGCGGATGGGGGCATGGTGCAGATACGCTTGGCGGCAATGGGTCAGGGTTGACCCCAACGCTGTTCAAGCCGCTGCAAGCCGCCAATATCAGCAACACCGGGCCGATCAGCACCAGGCGAGTTACGCGCTTCGTCTTCCAGAGATTGAACAAGATTTTCCCTTTCCTGTTGCAAGGCCAACAATTCGCCAGCCTGTTGCGCGATCTTTTCGCCAAGGTTGTTCAGTTCTATTTGCGTTCGGGCGCGGGCGGCATCTTGGACAGCGCGTTCATGCGACACCCCGTTGTTATAGCCTTTCCACTTCCCCACGAAGAACGACGCCCCAGACATAGCCAAGGACGCCGCAGCAATTATTGCGTAGAGCTTAATCATCCACGCCACATTTCCCAATGAGGCCCATCATTGAACGCCCGCTTGCCAGCCGACCGCTTGCGTTTGACATAAGCCGCGACCCAGTTTTCCGGCGATCCAGACAGATCATTGACCGGTTGCCAGCACCCGCCCCATCGCAACGGCACGTCAAGCTGACGCGCAGCCGTCACCACAGCATCAGCGATGATATAGATGGCATCCCAATCCCACACCGGCTTGCCATTGATCCACGGGACCAGATCGACCGCTTCGCCATACCCGCTTGGCTGTTTCTGGTGCTGGCTTTTGCGCCGATACCCATCCCGTTGCGATGCGCCCCGTTTGTAAAGCGCACGTTGATCCGCCGCGGTTCTGATCCCATCAAAGACAGTGAAGTCTTGTTCTGTTATTTCGATCGCGCGTTCCACCACCTTAATCAGATCAGGGTGAACGCCATTCAATTCGGCGCGTGACGATCTTCCAAGTTTGTAACCCATTGCGTTAATCCTTTCCTTTAACCACGATCATCATCATTTTACCGCCTCACTTTGCTTTCGTTCCGCGATCAGTTTTTGAACCGCCAGATCTAAGCGCTTATGCAACATGTCCACTTTATCACGAGCCAATGCCGCCCGCGCCTGTTGCATTTCAATTTCTTTGTTCGTTTTGCATGTCTTCTTTTTCAAAGGCCACATCATTTTCCTACTCCCTGAACGGCCATTAAAATCCGCTCCATTGTTAGGGTCATTTTGGTAAAGCGATCTACGTCAGATTCACTCTTATCAACCAGCTTATCAGTCAGATCATTGATCCGATCTTCCTTCTTGCCGATCATCCAGAGCAAATACCCGATTATAAGACCGAATATCCCAAACTCTGCAAAGATAAGTAAAACTTGTTCCATTTAGTCAGTCCAGCGGCCACGGAACACAAGGCGCAAGCGCTCATCGGCAGTAGGAGTTGCTGGCATTGTCCCAGCAGTACCCATCCCGATAGAGAGCGAACCATTAAAGGCGACTATGTGAATGTCATTTGAAGCCAACAGCGCCGCGTTCGGTGAAGTGTCCGCGTAGCTAAATCCCGTCAGGAATACCTTGCCACCAGACACGAAGTTTTCCGGCCAGTTGTATGAATGGGATGTGTCAGCGCAATCCACAACCAGTTCGATTTCAACGGTCATTGCCCCCGACATATGTTTTTCGGTCCGAAACCACATATCGCCTATAGTTTCATAAAGCGTCGAAGTTGTTTTGATTTCCCCCTGATTGACTTCAACCATGCCACCAGTCGGAATCCCGTTTGACATAGACACGTCATTGAGGGCGTTACCCGCGTTAAAGTCTCTTAACCAAGGCGACGATGAGAACGCATTATTCCCACTCCCTACGCCAGTGCCGTCACCCAACGCAATGAAAAGGTTCCGTTCATATTTCAGAGACGATCCGGCAATAGATGAAGTTCGCCAAACGACCTGACGATAGGCGCGGCCGACCCCTCCGAAGACCTGCATTGTGTGCGATCCGCTTGCATTGGGCGCGTTGGCTGGAACGCTTGAACCTGACCAGCCATATTCCCCTGGAACAGTGATTTCGTTCAAATCAACTTCTGAATTTAGGATGATGGTTTGATCATCCCATCCAAAGTCTCCCACACGCTTTACCCGACCGGGGGTCAGATCGTCGGCGTTTGGCTCCATAGCCCGAATGAAAAAGTCTTGCGCCGCAATAAGTTGCTGTTGGGCGGCTGCCGCGCCAGTAAAGTAAACCTTCACCCATGCCTGTTCGTTCGACTTCGCCTCACCAACATAGGCAGGCGTGATAAAAAACTGGCCAGACCGTTCTTCAATCCGCGTGATCTGGTATTCAGGTTCTCCCGGAAATTGGAAGCCGTTTCCTTCAACAATATGGTTTTCCCGAAAGTCGCTTACTGTTAAGATTTGCGTTTCATTACCAATAGTTTCGCCAGTTGTGACGCCCTCAATATCCCAAAAAGCCATTCCCTTAATCTCCTACAGTTAGCGCCAATCCGGCGAGTGGTTTGTTGAACACCGCATCGTTTCTGAACGATGTGTTTGCGATGATTTGAACGTAATAGTTATCCGGCCTTAGATCAGCGGCGAAGCTGCATTTGCCAGACAGAACTTCATCCGCATTGAGAAGACGAAGTATCGGGGTTGTCGAATTGTTGCTTTCGCGACAGACCACCAAGGCAACCGCATCACAGTTATCGGTTGAGAATGTGACATTCACATCCCCCCCGACTGGCGCGGTGTTAGTGTCAAGACTTGCCTGCACATTGCAAATCTTGAAGGTTTCCGTGTCGCTGAAAGTTGCGTCACCCATCAGCAGATAGGCAGTGTAATCCCCCGTTGCGGTATAGGTTCGCGTGATCCGTTCGTTCCCTCCGCTGGAAACGCGCTCGACCTCGACGCCCTCACGCAAGATCACCAGTTCATCGACCGCGCCAACAAGAATATCGAAGTGAACGCTTTCTCCCACGAGATAGCTTGTCTTGTTACCCTTGTAGAGTTGCAGCCTGTCATTGATTGTTCCGGTCAGGCTTTCACCCGACAATGGCGCGAACGGTTCCGCCTCATAGGTCATTAGAACCCCGCCCTTGCGATAGTCATAGATCAACAGCGCATAGTTTCGCGCCCTGATGTAGTTATCAGCTTCGCCGCTCGCGATGTCATACGTCTGGAAGTCCATCCCGCCGAAAGTCATGTCCATCAGCGTGATTGTTGTGCTGGAAACATTGCGCACCACTTCAACGTGACCGCCCCCATGCTCATTTAAAAGATCACCTTCTTTCAAACTGGAAGCCGAAAACCGACCGTTTGAAACCTTGTTCAGAAAGCCCCATTGCCGCCAGTCAGCATCCACCTGCGTCGTTGTCGGGGCAAAGGGCCATTCCACCGCCCGCGCATAAATGGTCGAACAGACCGCGCCCATCGGAACAGGGCCGCTTCTCCGAATATCGACCCACCCCGGAAACGTGGTGTAGTCTTCATAAAAAATGCTTGAGCCGTTCGATGCCGCCGTCACGAAACTTTCTATGGAACAGGTCAGGCCGACATAGCCTTCACCAACGAGATCAACAGACGCATAGGCTGGGCCAGTCTGTTCTTCACCTTGGATGAAATAGTTATAGTCAGGCGGATCACCGAGCATTCCAGGCAGTGTTGATTGAGGCGTCCACACGAAGCTGTTCATCTGATCAAGACGCCTCATCGCAGTGTTGCGGTTTGCAATGAACACATCGTCCTCTTCGGGGCGCGGGATCACAGGCCGAACGTAAACGGCCGGATAAGATGTAGTAATACCTCCCGAAAGATAAAGGCCATAGAACGATGTTCGAAGGGCGATGATCCCAGACAGCGCATCACGATCCTCCCGAAGCATCGGGCTGAATGCATCAAACTCAAATTCATCCGCGATCTTTTGCGCACGAACTTCAGCGGCTTCCGCCCTCGCCGCATATTCCGAAGCCTCATCAACTTTTGAAATATCAGTCCCATTTATCCAGCCCGTTCCATCAGGCGATCCCACGATTATCTTGTTCGCTTCCGGCAGTGGCAGGCCCGGCGCATCAGAACCCAGATCGACCTTGACCGACCGGTTAACGTCGCGCTGCATTTCCTGCATCATCATCGTTTGAAGGTCTTCTTCCTTATTTACAGTGTCAGCCAAGAAGTCTCCCGATTGCTGGAAATCCGCAAGTCGCTGGATTGGCGTTTCCCCGAAAATGACCACCTGATCACCCCGAAGAACCGACAGGCCGATCAGTGTAATTGTGCCGCCGTTTGGGTTGTTCAGCCCCGTTGCGGTGAAGTCTGTTGTCGGAGCCAGATCAGTTCTCACACCAGAATTGTTGCTAATGTGCTGGGCCGCAAGTTGATCAATCGTGAAGGCCAAGAAATCGAAGTCGAAATCCGTTTGCCCGTTTGATGTTGCCGTGACGATGATCAACCGATCATTCACATTTACTGGAATGTTTGCCATCAGTTTTGTTCCCCTTGTAGGATTTGGGCGCGTTCAAGTTGACGCATGTAGGATAGGCGCTGAAGTTCGGGATATTCCCGCATCATAATCGCCTTGGCGCGGTTTCTAAATGTATTTACAGCACCACGAACGACTTCAGCCTTCATGCCATCAGGACCATCCGACAGCCGCTTAAACCCCGGAGAAGCGACCAGCTTATCAAGGTGTTCCTTCAAAGGTTGACCGGCAAGGCGGCTAAACTCTGAATACTGTTCGCCCGAAAGCGACACGCCTTGGATCACACGCGGCACGTTGCTGATCCTGATCTGATTATCCAAGATTACTTGCGTCACAGGGTCAGGATTGTCAGCGCGTGAAGCAATCGGCGACAGAAAGTCATAGCCCCAACCCAAGCCTGAAGCTCGCTCGATAGGTTCACCAAATAGATCACGACGGGGCGGAAGATCAGCACCCATGCCGGGGATTGACCTGCGCACGTTATTAATCATGTTGTCCAAGTATGTGGCGACAGTATCGACCTTTCCATCTTCGCCATAGGTTGATCCGCGAGTTTCCCGCATCGTGGTATCCCCCGCCCTCGCAACGTTGCGAAGGAATGATGAATATGGCACTATTGAGCCAGCGAAGTCCGACAGATATTTTCCCGGCGTGTTTGTCGGGTTCGAAGGATCAATCGCCCCGATGAAGTCATAGATACCGGTCATGTATGTTTTGCTCGCAAGGTTGTTTGCCAGCGCAAGAACCGCCGCCGTCACCATCATTTCACTTTCTTCCCCGTTGGCGTTCGACGTCAGTTCCGCAATGTCAGCACCGATGCCCATCATCATTCCAATGGGGTCAATTCGGGAATACTGATACCAGCGATCATCCACCTTGATAGAATAGGGCAGCCATCCGGTCATCATCTTTGTAGCCCGAAGACGGTTGTCAGAAGGGCCGCGACCCGTGATAGTTCCCTCCAGCGTCATATCAGCCGTTACCAGCATCAACGTCGATCCCAGCGCGACCCGCGCATGAGCTTGCGCTGCCGCTGCGCCACCCTTTGCAATGTCCGAACGGATAGCCCCCGACATATAGGCCAGCGGCGTTCGGGCGAACGTATATTTAATAATGTTCGTTGGCGTTCTGATGAACGGCAAAACCAGCCTTGCGGCTGGAATGGCGTTGACCCCTGTTGTGAACTTCTTCCCGATTTTTCCCAGTTCGTTGGTGAAGGTCATATAATGCGCCGCATCCAACGCATCAGCCTTCAGATTTTCAGGCGGGTTTGCCAAAATATCAGCGATGCGCTTTGCCGCATCTTCGCCTTCCAGACCTTCAGACGCCGCCGTCCGATATGCCAGCGCGTTCAATTCCATCCGATAGCCCATCGACTTGAAGAACTTGTCTTCGATCTGAAGTAACGAACCCGGCACGTTCACGATCTTGCCAAGCATATCGAGGCCGCGACCGAACGCACCTTCAGACCCCATGCCAAACGCTTCCGCCGAAATGTCACTAACATGGATTTCAGCTTTTCCAAACGCATCAAACACATCACCAATGCCTTCCATACCTTCAGCATTGTTGCCGTGCCAGATCAGCCGCAAGCCATCACGCATCCCTTTAACCATGCCAAACATTTGCGCCGACGTTTCCGCTGCCTGAATTTCCCCGTTGTAGAACGCCTTTGAAACGCCAGCGGCCAAATAGCGTTCGGGGATCGAATAAGCGGCGACCATCGCATTCGACAGCAGGTTAACCGCGTGTGTTATCGGGGAAGACAAGATGCTATTGATCCACACCTGATAGAGCGCACGGCCAAACTTGCCGCTGCCCAGTTCCCGCGCCATAGAATTGAGCATCACCGGATTGTCGCCAATGGATGCAACCGCTTTTGCCCTCGACACCGTGTCGCCAGCCCCGCCGTGTTGCATAATCAAATCCGTGATGGCTTTTGACCGAGCAGGCGAAGAACCTGCCGGGATATTCCACGATTGCAGCGCCCGCGCCGTTTCAGTTCGGGCCGCGATCACTTCCGACTGAATGGAATAGTGAACCGCCATGGACCGACGAAAATTAAACAGATCAGCAGGCGAAGCATCAGGCGCAGAAGCCTTCTTCGCCAGCTCAACAATCTGTTCCCCGGACGATACCAACAACCGACGTGCCGCAACCGCTTGAGCTGCCGACATTGGCCCCGGCGGACGACCTATCAGATCATTCAGATCACGATATTCCTGCGAACTTTCCTTGATAGTTTTGTCATTGGAAACTACGCCCCGCGTCTTGTCCGCAATCGCATCCGTATCCATATCAGCCATTTCCTGAAGAACCGCCTTCACGTCTTCAGGCGAATTGATCCGCGCATGGTTGATGAAGATTTTCGGTTGACCTTTGGGTTGCGCCTTCGCAATCCGGCCCGGAACATCGAAACCTTGCTGGAACGCATCATCCAACGCTTCCGCCTTTGTGCCATGATCAATATGACCAGACGGCTTCCCGTCTTCCCCGATGGTTGTGATCCGCCATCCACCCTGAGCATCAGGAGAAGGCGACACCAAAGCAGAAAAACCGCCACGCTTCATCCGTACGGGTTCATCGCTCTCGGCCAGCTTTGCGACCACCTTTTCACGCCCCAGCTTCCGCCGCCGCGTTTCTTCGATCAGTTCGTTCGCCGGAATACCTTCCGGCAACTCGCCTCCGATTGGCCCCTGATCAGCCGACGCCGCAGCTTCAGCCAGTTCCCGATCATAGGCATCATCCAGAACATCATCCAGATCAGCCGTCGTTGCGTCTTCCGGCGCAAATTCACGCGCAAGCTGTTCTTCTTCTTCCATGATGTCAGCGATCCGTTGACGGATTGTCGCGTTCGACATTTCCGAAGGATCAATCCCAAGCCGCTGAAGTTCTTCCTGAAGCTCTTCTATGGGCTGAACTTCATCCACATATCGCGCCTGTTCATCCAAAGAGCGCCACGGATCACCAGCCACTTCGTCTTTCATGGCATCCAACCATGCCTGTTCAGGAACGTAACCGTTGCCATCATCGAGGTCACGTGCAGAGAAAATGGGCTGTTCATTCACTGGCACGTTGTCCAAGCTCTCAAGTCCTCCGCGACGGAACAAACCCGGATGCGTGCGACTTGTGACGCCGAGGTTGCGCAGTTCAGCGGCAAAGCCAGAAGACGGATCAACGCCGCCCAACCCCTTAATGATCCCCGCAACCGGCTTTGCCCCACCAACGGAAGGCGCATCACCACGCCGCACAGCGTCCAACAAAACGCCAAAGGCATCATCCGACGTGTCAGCTCCCATGCGGGCCTGTGCCGCATCTGTGACGGCTATTATACGCGCCAGCGCATCATTCCGCTCGACAGATGCAGCGACACGATTTTCCGCTTCGATAGTCCGCAGATAGGCTTCGATCTTTGTTGTGTCGCCAGCATCAGGCGAAAGCTCAAGCAGCATAGGACCATCGGCACGACCTAAAGGCGCAAGCGCAGCGTCAGGAATGTCCTGCACAATGTCATTCCGAGCCGCTTCCCTCATGGCATCACGTCCAGCTTGCGCCTGAACTGATGGCTGATCCGCCGCCAACTGCGCAGCTTCCGCCCGTTGCACCTTGTAATATTTGAACGCCCGAAACAGCGCCGTAGCACCTTCAGCGGTCAGCCCAAGGCCCGCCCCTTCGATGGCGTTCTTTATCCGCCCTTCCCACGAACTTTCAGTTTCTGGATTGTTGTCAGCAAGGTAATCCGAGACAAAAGGCTCCAACGCCGGAACTTCATTCAAAAATGTTGACAGCCGATCCTCATGCGGATCGAAGACAACCGCATCCGCAACCGCACCGGCAGTCAGCGCCCGCGCTCCTGTTGCCAGCTTCCCAGCGCCACCGATCCCCTTTGTTGCCTTGAGGGCTGGAATGAACCCGACCATGAATTGCGACGTGGCACGGACAAAATTGCCCGTCACACTGTCCGCTTCGCCCGTCTTGAAAAGGCCAGTCAGCGCGTCCTGTTTGCCAGCCGCTTCCCATTCTTCCCAGTTCAGATAGTCAAAGTCCCACTCCCCTTTATCGTTCTTAAGCTGGACGCCGCCGATCCCAGTGATTTCACCCAGCAGTTGCCCCGCTTCATCGAACGCATCCGCTGCGCCGCCGACAATCTGTCTGGGCGCTTCGACCAAACCACGACCAATATCAGAAGCCACCGCGCCCAGCTTTTGACCAAGCGACTTTCGGTTTGCATCCGCTTCATCCTGCGTAGTCACCCCGTCCCGGCTTGGATCAGGTTGCCCCGCACCAATTTCAGCAGCCAGTTCAGGCGACATCTTTGCCGTGAACTGATCATCGGCTTCCTCTGTTGGCGCTTTGCCAAGCAAGTCATTCCATGTTCGATCTTCATCAGCCTCGCCTTTCGCATCGACGTCTGCCATATACGCCAATCCCGCATTGTCTTCAGGAAGCGGGCGATCAACCTGAACAACCCCAGCGCCAAATTCGTCTTCCACAAGTTCAGCCATCAGTTCACCTCCCCTTGAAGTTTTGCCCATTCCAGCACAAGCGTACGTTGTCGCTTATATGAGGCTTCAGAAATTGTTCCAGCATTTTTGGCAGCTTCCAGCGCCAGTGCCGTTGACCGAATGTCGATCCGGCCTTTCGAGCCTTCCGAGCCTTCAGATACAGCAAAACGCGGGCGAAGCATCCGCTGGATTTTTGCCTCTTCGAAAGCCACCGTGTCACGTTGAGCGCGATCCACAATGTCGCGGGCCACGGTTGCAGCATCTTCGCCTTCACCAATCCGCTTACGGTATTCGTCCTGCGCATTGAAAGCCCGCATAGAAGCCCCCGCATCGAGTTGCGCCAGCATACCTTCAGGGGCAACCGTTTGACGGATCATCGACAAGTACCCCCGCTGCTCTTCCGTCATTCCGGAAGCCGTTTCGCTGTTCAATCCGTTATTCTTGGCCAGAAGCGCCGACGCATCAGCCTTTGAAAGCTGGCCCAAGCTGTCCTGAATATCCTGTTCAATGTCATCACCAGCATACATGCGGCGTTGAAGTTCTTCGAACACGGCCTGATTTGATGTGTCAGGCGCCGGCGTTGCCATCCATTCAAGCGCACGACGCGCATGGGCATAGCTGATTTCTTGGCGCTCCAGCATCCCTTGGATAGTATCACGGGTCAGCAGATCAATACCATTCACGCGCCCCCCATTCAGATACATGTCAGTAATTATCGCGAACCCAATTTCCTGACGTTCCGTATTGGCCCTATCTTCTTCACGCTGCTCCCGATCTGCTAGGCTATTCTCAAACCCGATCTGTGAACGCATTTCAGCATCGAGGGCAGAGACGGCTTGAGGCGGCATTGCTTGACGGAGATCAATCGGTTGACGGTCCGCAACGTCTTCAGCCTTCCTGATCCACAGGTTGGCAAATTGCTGCGCAGTCATGTTGGCCGTGCCACCATTCAAAGTAACAGCATCCGAACCAACAATATCAACAGCTAATGCCGTTGGGTTTCCGAGCAAAGCAGATGCACCCCCGCCCCCCTGTTGGTGCGCAAGATACAGTTCGCCCACCGTGGGTTCACGACCGAGAACATCGCGCAAAGTTGCCGCGTTGTCCTTCATCAGCCGCGCAGCAGCATCAGACGATTGATCAGCATCAAAACGATCTTGAAGCCCATACTGATCCGCAGTCCCGTTGATAAACTGGAATAGCCCACCTGCCGAAGACTTTGGGTTTTGCGCATCTGTATCGAACCGGCTTTCGAGATAGGCAATCGTTCCCAGCGCATCAGCATCAACGCCATGTCTTTGCGCCGCATTGGCAATGGCAGATGATACGTTTGCGGGCATACGGCTGAAATCAGGCCCGGTCATATGCAGGTCAATCTTGAAGTCACCTTCGATGAAATCAAGATAGGCCTTCGACTTGTCTTCCTGCCCCCCAAACCAAGACAGCGTGGCATTTTTGAAAACTGTTGTTGTGAAGTCAGCCTTTGCCTTTGCCCGCTCGGATGCCGAATACAGAGGCCGACCAGTGACAGGATCGACCGCATCATAAACGCGCATCAGTTCTGCACCAACCACACCAACAGCATTTGCAGCAGCACGGGACCGATTAGGGTTGTCAGAGAACAGATCAGCGGCATGGCTTTCCAGTTCCGCATTCAGCGCCACTTGCGACTTGATCAGCATCGCATCCGCTTGATCCCGCGTCAGTGTAAACGCCGCATCACGTGCACGTTCAATCGCTGGAACCGTTCGAGCCGCAGCCCGTTGCAGATATGCAGCCCCAGCACCGGGCGAAACGCCACTCAATTCGCCCGCGACCCCCTGATGATATTCTTGCATTGCCCGCGCCATGCCAGCCGGATCGTTTTCATATTGGCGCTGAATTTCAGCCGTCCCAACGATAGAGCGCGTTTCCAGCGTCGAAACAAATGTCTGGATGCCCGCCTGATTATAAGCACGGTTTCGGATCGTGGTGTAATCCCGAACCTCAAATGTGCCAGTTGCGCCAGCCGCAGCGCCTTCCACTTCAGCTTCCGCCGACGCCTGTTGATCCAGTTCATCTTCCATGCGCGAAGACGCTTGGAACATATCAAACGAAAAGTCCGACAATGCCTTTGCAGCGCCGGTTGAAAACTGGATGCGCGGAATGGAAGAAGCAGGCGTAACGCCTGCCCGACCCATTCTGTTCTGTGTGGTCAGTTCGCGTGGGACACCGACAACCGTTGATTTTTGCACCATTTATCCACGAGCCTCCCGACGTTGAAGCAGAGACAGACCGCCTTTGACAGCGCCGAAGATACCCGATGTGAACTCACCCCTACCCTGCGTCCGCAGTTGCCGCGCTTGGCCGCGACGGGCAGCAGATTGAAACCCAGCGTTGTCGCGGGCCATGTTGATATTTTGATCCCCGACCTTTCGGGCTTCATCTTGTGCCGCGGCGACAGACCCTTCACCCCCAATACCAGACGCATAACCCGCCACTGCGATCTGGGCCATATCACTGTTCAGCGCCCGCATGGCCTGAAGCGCATCCTGCCGCCCTTGGATGGTTTCTTGTGTCGCGCGAGTTTCTTCATCCACAGCCTGTTGATACGCCGCGCTTTTCGCTTGCGCCCCAGACATGATCGAGGCCAAGCCGCCCACAACCGTCATCGCGGTTGATAGGGTTCCGAGCGCCCCAGTTGTTGCCGCCGCTGTTCCAGCCGCCGCCGTCGCCGCCCCAGTTGCCGCTCCGCCTACCGCCGCCGTTTTCAAACCGGCCAGCATTGTCGCCATCATTATCATCTTAAATACTCACTGCATAGGAAAGGCCCAAGATCGTGCCTTTCAGTGATTTATCAGACCCCAGAACGACCGAACCATCATAGTCCCAGCCGAGAAGCCCCCGAATTTGTTTGACCCCGGTGAACGGCGTCACCTTCTGATCTAACAGGTTTTCACCGAATTGTTGAAACGCAACCGGCTTCCCATTCATCGACATGGCCGACGTATTGTGCAGCCGCATCGAGACGTTCACCACCCGACGCTTGCGACCAAGACTTGCGCCATCAGGCAGCTCGACTTCAATCGGTAATGTCTTAACCAGCCAGATCAAATCTGGATAATCATCATCAGGAACAGCAAATCGCAACCCAGCTTGCCAATCAGTTGCCGCATCCCGTGAAAACGTCACCACCCCCGCCGCCGAGGATGTGACCGCCTGTTGAATGATCCCATCCAGCAAGTGTTCGATTTCCGTTTCTGGCAAGTGCGCAACCGTGCCTGTTGATCCAGCACCACCCGTCAGGCCGCAATCAACCGTCAGATCACTATCCATTTTTTCGATGAAGGTCCGATCCACGCCGCCGATCTGACGATCCACCGCGAAATAAACTTCTTCAAGAACTACGCCTACAGCCCGATATGATCCGGCGGTTTTCCAAAGTGTCATCGCGTTCACTTCTTGCGTTCGAAGTGTGCAAAACACCGTCATAGTGCCATCGCTGTTGACCATAAACTCATAATCAGCATCTGTCGTGGACGTTGAACGGCGAAGCGCAAAATCAACCGGATCACGCATCAAATGTGGCGACAGAAGCGAAATGTTGTTGGCCTGATATGCCTGTTCCGCTTCTGCAAAGATCATTTCACGCAGAGCGCCGCCACGACGCTGGATGAAGTGCGTTGCCCCATCAACTTCAACCACACGCAAGCCCGGCTTGCATCCGCGTGATGTTGTCCGACGAAGCGCCACATTGCCCGGAGTGATGGCAGAGCGATCCGACACCGGCACATAAAACTCACCCGACCGGCTGAAGAACTGTAGGTGACGGCCCGCATGGATTGCCGTGAAGGCTGGTACGTCATCAGCATCAGCAGGAACAGCGATACCGTAATCATCCTTGAACAGATCAGAGTTGAAATCTTCCGGTGCGCCGGGCCGTGATGCCCAGACCCAATGCGGAAGCGATGGCGTTCCAGCCACCCACAACCGACCCTGAAAAAAAGCCCCGCACCGAGGATAACCACGAGTTTCCGAAAAGACGACTTCGCCCGGATATTGCCCTTTGGTCGTGATCAGAATGTCGATTGTCGGAACTTGTTCGGCTGAAATCGTCGTGTAATAGATCGAACCCCAAGGACGTTCGCCATCATCATCCGTAAACGTCACCCTGAACGTCGCATCGGTTGTCACCGTGTCGGCACCACGGGCCACGTCGATCCCGCCGTCCGACGTGTTTGGCATTTCACGAAGGGCGTCCCTGATCCGAACCCGCATTGTTTCGGCATCCGTACTGAAGCGGATATTTTCGCTTTGTTCGTCTTCAAGGATCAGGGCAAACGTGTCGCCTTCCGTCCAGTTCCCTTGCGAACCCGGCGCGGGAAATTCGATTTCCTGCACTTCATTGACACCCACTTCATCAGGATCAGTGTAGGTTGCGCCGAAGTCATATCGAGGCACGTTCTTAAGTTCATAATCAGTCAGCAACCAATTGGAATGAGAGCCGTCACGCTTCAGTTCCTTGGTAGGGTAGTTTTCATGGAACAGCAGCACCGTGTCTTTTGATTGCGTCCAGTAAACGCCCGATGTGATCAGATCACCGCCAGCCGTTTCCGATGCGGCCAGATCATCCGACGAATATGGTGATACCAGAGTTGCCACCACGGCATCATTCCGAAAGACCGTAATCATCTTGTGATGCAGAGCGATCAAATAGGTTTGTTCGGTGTTGAATTTGAACTCGATCAGCCGAACATTGCTGCGACCACCACCATCAACAGACGGGATGGCCGGAACTTCCCAAAGGAATTTGGAACCCGGACGGATAGACACGCCGCCTTGCGGGATCACGATGGCGTTCCGAACCCGTTCTCCGGCGTTGTAATAATGGCGAATATCCGAACGTGACAAAAGCAGAGGATCAAATTCCCCTGCCACAAAGTTCGTTTTAAGTTGGTGAGCACGAGGCATCAGAACCACCCCACTCCGCCGAACCGCGCTTCAGTGAAGGCGTTGTTCACAATACCAGTCGTGCCGTTGCTTTGAGCATCAATCGCCATTGCATCGCCCAGCGCACCACCAACGCCGCCTTCGCTTGGTAGGCCATAGGCTTTCATCGACCATGTTTCAGCCACGTTCTGTTGATCTGTAACAGCGAAAGCAATTTCAGCACAGAGACACTTCACAATCAGATCAGCGAAGAAGGGAGGCCAAGCGTCTTCCTTAACGTCAGCCGTGTAATCCATGAAGACCTGTTCAAAATTGCAGAACACCCGACGCTCAAACACTTCGAACCGGCCTTCCGCCACGCGCTGTTGCGGGGAACTGAAGATCGCGTTTGGCAGGCCAATCGCATCGCCGGGGATCACATAGGAATAACGCCACTCACCCACAGGTGCTTGATTGTCCCGTGTCAGTTCCTTCTTCTTCATCAGGAACCGCCATTGATACCGCGACATGATCCCCGCCTTCAGGCCGGGATAGACGCCCGCACAGATAACAGCCACATCACCTTCAGACGCCAGAAACGACGAAATGGGTTGAGCGCCCAGCGTCAACAGTGCACGGGTGCAAATTGAAATATCGGTTTCGGCCATAATCTTCCCCTTATGAAAAAGGGCGGGCTGGGCTTCCCCAGCACCGCCCACACACCCCAACAGCAAGGGCGATCCTATGCGAAGGTGTCCAGCGCCGCCACTATCACCGTTGCTGATGTGGCCGTAACCTTGGCTTCGAATGTGGCATCAGAAGCGATGATCAGCATCGACTTTGTGTTCATCAGTTCGTTTGCCGCAATGTTGAAATATCCAGCACCTTTGACCGTATCTTTGGTGTCAGTAGTTTGGTAAATGGCACGAGTGCCAGCACCCTTCGAACCCGATCCAGTGGGGTCCAGTTTTGTTTTGGAAAAAGCCATGATTATGCTTCCTTATTCAGATTGAGAGGATCAACGGGGCCGAGCGCCCCGCCGACGTGTTCTTAGTCTTCAGTCGTGGTGACTTCCACTATGCCTTCAGCGTCGATTGCAACCGCACCAGCGCTAAAAATCCCGTTCGCAAGATACGAGGTCTTCTCCGCAATATAGTTCACTTGCGTCTGCATGTTCAGACCAATAGCCAGACCAGCCGAAGCCTTGTGATAAGCGAAGTTGGTCCGATCATTGGAAGCCTTGGGCAAGCCGCCTTCGTCTCGCTCTTCAATTTCGATGAAGTCAAAGCCGACCCAATGCGCGATTTCCCCGTCATAGAGCGCCTTGATCACGTTCTTATCGACCGTGTCCGCGTCACCATCGCCAAGAAGCTGTTCCATGCCTTCCGAAGAAATCAGGAAGCACCGTTCACCTTTGGCTTTCGGAACACCATTTTCATTCATCAAGCGACGTGCGCGACGACACTTGGCCGTGTTCAGGCCGGTAGCGACACCACCCACATCAGTATCAACAGTTAGGCCCGTGGCAGCAGCATCCAGCGCGTCGATGATCAACTGATCTTCACGACGGCCGATAGCGTTGGCAATGATTGTCGCCAGCTTATCTTGCTCCTTGTAGTTAACCTTTTGCTGATTGAAAATGCCAGTGTATTCAGCGGCGTTCCAATCTTCCAGCGTGGCGGTTGCATTGCCATGCGTGATGTTCATCGGGATCACATCGGTTTGGTCGATACGGCGTGTCGCCATACCCTTGCCCATCTTGTGGAACCGATGGGTTGAACCCACGATGTTATCAGCGATTTCAACAGTCGCGCGAAGCATCCCGCCCATTTCATAGGCAGCTTTCACACGAGTATCAAAGGAGTTTTGTTCGTTTGCAGTGAGATTGCGTGACATGATGTTTCCCCTTGTCCGCGTTTCAATAAGTAGTGAATTGCGGTTAGGGCGAAACTGATTTGGGAAGGCCGTTTCCGGTTAGGTTCCCGTGGCTTTTTCGGGCCGCGTATTGGTCAACGGATTTTGCCGGTCGATAAAATGCACGATTAAGGGCCACCGTTGCGCCAAATAAACAGCAAATTGCATTTATGTCAAGCCACAGAAAAACCCACCGCCCGAAAGCAGTGGGTTTCCCTTGGCCCAAGCAGGCCTCCCGTGGTGGTATGGCTGAAAGCTTACCTCCCAGCGCCGCCGCGTGTCAAGCTCTTTTCCGGATCGACGCCACCGGGACTGCCGCCGCTTGAAGCATGGTCCCCGAAGATGCCAACCGACAGTTCTTCCAGCTCTGCTTGTCGCGTGTAGTTTTTGGCCTTCACCGCCTCCTTCATTTCTTCACGCCACTGATCTTGAGACATACCCCGCGCACCAGTCGAAGGAACCAGCGGGATCCGTTTTTCACCGGCCATTGCCCGCATTGCGACAAGGAACTTAACCCCATTCGCCGTTTGCAAAAGACCGTTTACGACTTCCACATCATCTTTAGACAGCTTGCCGGCTCGTTCCGCACCATCAGCCCAAGTGAACACACCGTCGATGATGGCATCCGCACTTTTGCCCAGCTTCTCATATTCAGCATCAGGATCGACAGGTTCCGGCGCGTGTTCATTCATCATGGTGAACATATCTTTCGCCAGATCGACAGCCAGTTCTTTACCGATCCCGCGCGTGTGGCAGACCTTGCCCCATGCTTTCAAGCCCGGATCATCAGGGCCATCGACAGACAGGCGATCAACACCTTCGCCCAGTTCCAGCCCGTCCTTGAAGTAATCCGCCGCGCTTTCAGGGATTTCCCCTCCAATGTTTTTTTCGCGCTTCAGCTTGCCGTGAGCCGCTTCCAATTCAGCATATGACTTTGCAAGCACGTCTTGCCGCACCACCTTATTCTCAGCGTCCCAGAACTTATCCGCCAGACCTTCAGGCCGACCGTCGCTTGGATCTGTCTTCGTTTTGTCTTCGCCCTGATCCCCGCCAACTTCATCAACGTCTTCGCTCTTGCGGCGGCGATCCAGAAGCCCGCCACCAAGGCCCGACTTGTGTTGCTTTTCGCTGCGATCAGTGCCAGCATCTTCATCGCCGCCCTTATCGCCACCATCACCTTCGCCTTCGCCGCCAGACCCACCTTCATCCGGCTTGTCGAATACTGGCCCCTTGTTGAAACCCAGAAGTGTTGCGCGTCGCTCATTCCATTTCAT